AGTTGACACAATGGGCTTCTCCATTTGCATGGAATTACATGCGATCTCGTCTACGATCCACTGCCCCTGATTTGCCTATCTATATGAGGGCAACTACTAACCCCGGAGGTAGGGGGCATAGTTGGGTTAAGAAAATGTTTATTGATCCTGCTGTACCAAATAGAGCATTTAATGCTACCGATATTGAAACAGGTCAGCAGATGCTTTATCCTGAAGGGCATAGTAAAGAGGGGGATGCTTTATTTAGACGTAAGTTTATACCTGCTATATTAGCAGATAATCCTTATCTATCAGAGTCTGGTGATTATGAAGCAATGCTTCTTTCTTTACCAGAACAACAACGGCGACAGTTATTAAATGGCGACTGGGATATAAAAGAAGGCGCAGCATTTACAGAGTTTAATAGAGAAATACACGTAGTTGAACCTTTTAATATTCCTTCTAATTGGGTTAAATTTAGAGCATGTGATTATGGTTATGGTTCGTATAGTGCAGTAGTTTGGTTTGCTGTAGCACCAGATGAACAACTAATTATTTATAGAGAATTATATGTATCTAAAGTTTTAGCTGCTGATTTGGCAGATATGATTTTAGATATAGAACAAGAAGACGGAGCAATTAAGTACGGAGTATTAGATAGTTCTTTGTGGCATAAACGAGGAGATACTGGACCTAGCCTAGCTGAACAAATGATTATGAAAGGATGCAGATGGCGTCCTTCAGATAGAAGTAAAGGCAGTAGAATATCTGGTAAAAATGAAATACATAGACGCTTACAGATCGATGAGTTTACAGAGGAACCAAGATTAGTATTTTTTAGTAATTGTGTAAATCTTATATCACAATTACCTGCTGTACCACTTGATAAGAATAATCCAGAAGATGTAGATACAAAATCGGAAGATCATTTATATGATGCATTACGATACGGTGTAATGACAAGGCCAAGATTTAATATATTTGATTTTGATGCTAGTTTATTAACTAAAGGATACACACCTGCTGATGTAACATTTGGGTATTAAGGAAAATTAAATGGCTGAAGATGAAGATAATGTAATAATTGAAGACGATGCACTAGCTATGAAGGATGTTCGTGTTTCTTCAGATAAAGAAGATATAAATAATAGTCCTCTTGTTAGATTTGTACAGGATAAATATTCTCGTGCAAAAGATTATCGTGATACAGATGAAGCACGGTGGTTAAAGTCTTATCGTAATTATAGGGGTTTGTATAGTCAGGATGTTCAATTTACAGAGGCAGAAAAATCTCGTGTCTTTATTAAGGTAACTAAAACTAAAACCTTGGCTGCATATGGTCAAATTGTAGATGTACTTTTTGCTGGTCAAAAGTTTCCTTTAAGTATTGAACCTACGAAACTTCCAGAAGGCGTTACTGCAAATGTAACTTTTGATCCAAAAGAACCAGAACAATTAAAAAATCCTTATGGACATAAAGACGATGGAAATGAATTACCTCCCGGTGCAACTGTTAATACTTTAGAGTTAGGGCCATTAGAAGAAAAGTTAGAAGGTATTGATGTTAAAGAAGGTATAGGTAGTTCTCCTTCCGCTGCTACATTTAGTCCAGCTATGATAGCTGCTAAGAGAATGGAAAAGAAGATTATGGATCAGCTTGAAGAAAGCAATGCCTCTAAACATCTTCGTAGTACTGCTTTTGAAATGGCTTTGTTTGGAACAGGTATTATTAAAGGCCCCTTTGCAGTAAATAAAGAATATCCAGATTGGTCAGAAAAAGGTGAATATAATCCTAAGATTAAAATAATTCCACAACTTAATAATGTAAGTGTCTGGAATTTCTACCCTGATCCAGATGCAAATAATATGGATGAAGCTCAATACGTAGTTGAGCGACATAAGTTAAGCAGAACACAACTACGTGGTTTAAAACGTAGACCTTTCTTTAGGGAGAAGGTCATTGAAGAATGTGTTGAAATGGGAGAATCTTATTTAAAAGAATCGTGGGAAGACACTTTAGCTGATTATGAACTTCATCACAATATTAATAGATTTGAGGTATTAGAGTACTGGGGAATTTTAGATAGAGATTATCTTGATTCAGAAGACGTAGACTTACCCAAAGAATTTGATGATGCAGATCAGGTACAAGCTAATATATGGTTATGTCATGATAAGATAATTAGACTTGTAATAAATCCTTTTAAACCTGTACGTATTCCTTATATGGCTGTTCCTTATGAACTAAATCCATATAGTTTCTTTGGCGTAGGTATTGCAGAGAATATGGAAGATACGCAAGCTCTTATGAACGGTTTCATGCGTATGTCAGTAGATAATGCTGTACTATCTGGTAATTTAATTATAGAGGTTGATGAAACTAATCTAGTACCGGGGCAAGATTTAGCTGTTTATCCCGGTAAAGTATTTAGGCGACAAGGCGGGGCACCGGGACAAGCTATTTTTGGTACTAAGTTCCCGAATGTTTCTAATGAAAACCTACAACTATTTGATAAAGCCAGACAGCTTGCTGATGAGAGTACGGGTTTTCCTTCCTTTGCACATGGTCAAACAGGTGTAGCAGGAACAGGTAGAACAGCAAGTGGCATTAGTATGTTAATGAATGCTGCGTCCGGTGCAATTAAAAATGTTATTAAAAATGTAGATGATTATTTGTTACATCCATTGGGTGAAGGTTTCTTTCAGTTTAATATGCAGTTTGATTTTAATCCTGAACTTAGAGGAGACTTAGAAGTTAAAGCTCGTGGAACTGAAAGTCTAATGGCAAATGAAGTTAGAAGCCAGAGGTTAATGCAATTCCTAGGTGTTGCAAGTAATCCTGCCTTAGCTCCCTTTGCTAAGTTTCATTATATCATTGCTGAGATTGCAAAGTCTATGGACCTTGATCCTGAAAAAGTTACGAATAGTATGGAAGATGCAGCTATACAAGCAGAGCTTCTTAAACAGTTTCAGGCTACTCAACCACAGCAACCTCAACAACCACAGCAAGTTCCTCCCGGCATGAACCCGCAAGATACAGCAGGTACAGGTGGGGGAGCGATAGGCACTGGGCAGGTTCCTGCACCACAAGAACAAGGATTTACAGGTAATGAACAAGCAGGAGGAACTATGGGGCAAGCTCCACCCCCTGTTCAACAACAACCGCCAATGGGTTAATTTAAGTAATTACTTAGATTTTTTAGTTGAACAGCAGCATAAAGTTTTGGAGCAATCTCAAGAGCATGTAGCTTTATATAAAGCTCAAGGCGCTATTGAACTATTAAAGCATCTTAAAGATTTAAGACAAAACGTATTGGGGAATAAATAATGGCTTTAGATGATCAAATGAATATGTTTGAAGAAAATGATGATATGGGATTGATGCAAGAAGGTGGAGATATTGATCCTGTTTCTGGAAATGAAGTTCCTTTAGGTGGAACTCAAGAAGGAGTACGAGATGATGTTGAAGCTAATGTCAGTGAGGGAGAATTGGTTATTCCTGCTGATGTAGTTCGTTATCATGGCGTAGAAGAATTTATGAAAATGCGCGATGAAGCTAAGATGGGCTATAAAAAAATGGATGCTATGGGTCAGATGGGAAATCCAGATGAAGCTAGTATCCCTGATGATGCCATGTTTAATCCGGGTGGATTACCATTTTCAGTAGTTGATCTGGAATATACAGAAGATGTTCCAGAAGAACAGCCTGCCGCTAGATATGGTGGAATGCCAATGCAACAGCAAATGCCAATGCAACAGCAAATGCCAATGCAACAGCCAATGCAACAGCAAATGCCAATGCAACAGCCAATGCAACAGCAAATGCCAATGCAACAGCCAATGCAACAGCCAATACCTATGGGAGTGCCAGCATTTCAAAGAGGTGGTTATGTTAATCCTCAAGGTGTAAGCCCCCCCTATACATATCTTCCTCCTCCACAAATGACAAATGTCCATAGTATAAATCCATATACAGGACAGCCTACAATTACACAAACACCTCAATATGCTACCACACAACCTATTACTCAAGGTGTTCAAACTACTACAGGACAAACTACACTATCGCAACGACCGGCTCGTACACGATATGTTCCGGGTGCTGATCGTCCAATTGGTCCAAGACCTGAATTACCTGATTGGCAAACAGCTACTGGTGGTGTATCTGCTTTACATTATTATAAAAATGAAGACGGAAATATTATGATTATTCCCGTTATAAATAATAAAGAAGTCTTTGAGGCACCTGAAGGATATAAAAGATTTGACCCAGATGATCCTACTAAAGAACCAGATTTTGATACCCCAGAAGATAAAATTGTAGATGAAGAACAAAGAGAACAGGTAGCAAAAAAGAAAGAAGAACAATTAGAGGGCGATATGGGTGGTGATCCTAGCTCAACCGAATCAGTGGAATTTGCAACATTTGAAGATTTTGTAGACGCAATGGAGTGGGGTTTTGAATCTGGTTATTGGGGTCCGCCGGGAACGGGTACAGCAGCAGGAACTGCTCAAAGTGGTTTAGCAAGTGATGAAGATAATCCCGGTTTAGAAAGTGGTTTTGGTTCGCCAACAGGGGGCGTTACTAGTCCGCCGGGAGCGGGAGAAATTGGTTCATCAATATCTCCCACTGCTTCAGGAGAAGCACAGGCTGACGAATTTGGTGGATCAATATCTCCCACTGCTTCAGGAGAAGCACAGGCTGATGAATTTGGTGGATCAATATCTCCCGCTGCTTCAGGAGAAACTGCTGCTGCTGCTGCAGATGCTGCTGCAGATGCTGCTGCAGATGCTGCTGCTGCCGCTTCTGCTGCTGC